AGTGAGAGAAAGTATTAAAGCTTCAGAATGGGTTGTCGCTAAATTTCTCGATCTTGCTATTAAAAATCATAAAAATTCCCCTAAGTTACGTAAATTTGCATATTCTTGAAAAATAGCACTTGCTTTTCCTACCTAAATAACCTATTATATCTGCAATGGTGGTCATCGTATAAGTGATGTTCACCAAATGAATTTTACAGCCCTGATTGGTTTTCCAGTCGGGGCTTTTTTTATGCCTCGAAAACGGGGTGGAGTATGAAAATGCCAGAGAAAAATCCTGATCTCTGGTCTGTGGTGGTGGCTTATGTCCTGCAGCATAGCAGTTTTGTATGTGGGGTGTTGGTCGCCTTTTTTGCATCATTATCGAAATCGTTTCTGTATGGCAAAAAAGATACAGCCAGGCGGGTCATTGTAGAAGCCTTTTTATGCAGCTTGATTGCAGGTTCAATCCGCCCTGTTCTTACGCATTTCGGGTTGGATATTGATTTAATCACGCCGATCGGCGCTGCACTTGGCTTATTGGGTACAAGTGCAATTCGCCAGTTGATTTTGCGCTTTTTAAAAAACAAAGCAGGAGTGACAGAAGATGAAAACTAGTGAGAAAGGTTTGCAGTTTATCCGCCGTGAAGAAGGGGAACGCCTAACAGCGTATGCGGACATTATTGGTGTTTGGACGATTGGAGTCGGTCATACTGGTGCAGTTGATGGTAAGCCTGTTGCAAAAGGTATGGTTATTTCGGCTGATAAATCTCGAGAATTATTGAGTGCAGATTTATTAAAGTTTGAATCAGCAATTACCCGCCTTGTAAAAGTGCCACTCAAACAATATGAGTTCGATGCTTTAGTTAGCTTAGTCTTTAACATCGGCGAGACAAACTTTGCACGTTCAACGCTACTCAAAAAGCTCAATACAAATGACTTTAAAGGCGCAGCAGAGCAATTTTTAGCTTGGAAAAACGCAGGTGGCCGTCCAGTACAAGGGTTGCTAAATCGCCGCAAACGCGAAAAGGATATGTTCAATGGGCTTGCGTAATGCGTTAATAGTTGGCGGAATGGTAATTGTACTTGGTGGAGCAGGAGCATTCTTTCATCAAAATAATATGCTGAAGAAATTAGCACAAGAGAATGTTGAACAGAAATTATTGATTGAAGAACAAGCAACTGTCAACCAAGCGTTGACGGTTCAACTGGAACAAGAAATTGAAGCGGTCAGACATCAGCAAGCGATTACAATTGAGTTACGCAGACAAGCAGAGGTAAAACGTGAAAGCATTAAAACAAATTTGGGTAAAGAGCCGTGTGCTCGTGTGCCTATGCCTCGTGCTGTTATTGAGCAGCTGCAGCAGTCCACGCATTAAAACCGTTTACCTTACACCACCGCAAGCTTATCTCACGCCTTGCCCGCAAACAGTGTTTACAGGCGAGACTTACGGAGATGCAATAGATTACCTAGTTGTAGTAATGAGCGAGCGTGAGTTATGTGCTAAGCAGGTGGATAGTGTGCGTAACTGGGTAGATATTCGAAGTAAGGCGCAATGATTTAGATAAGGCGAGAGTGTTATGGCTCTCGCTTTTATTTTGTGTAAATTAAATGCTACATAATTTACGTATAGTTTCGGGTTTGGTTAGATAAAACCCCGAGAAAATACGCAAGCTATGTGATGTATATGTAACAAAAAGGTACTCCCGACGGGATACCCTCATCCACGGGGTTTCGGGCTCGCGGTTTTCGACAGTTTTTTGAGATTCTAGGCATCATCATCTTTTTGGTTTTTCGGTATTTTAACGGCGTTAGTTATGGATAATTTATACGATTTGAAACTCAATATAAATCAGATATCCGAACTAGTCGGAATGCATCGACAAACTGTGTCACAACGGCTTGCTGGGCTTACTCCAGCTATAGGTAGTAACTCAAAGTTAAAGCTGTATGCAATATCTGATTTAATTAAAATTGGGCTTGCAGAAAAAATGACGGCAGATGTTGATAGCTTATCGCCTGTTGAGAGACGAGCATTTTGGCAAGCGGAAAACGAAAGACTTAAATACGAGCGAGATACTGGCGAACTGGTGCCATCGTTTGAAGTCGCTCAAGAGATGGGCTTTTTGGCTAAAGCTGTTGTGCAGTCACTTGATACATTGCCAGATATTTTAGAGCGTGATTGTGGATTAACTCCAACACAATTAACTCGTGTAATACAGGTGATTGATGACGTTAAATCGCAAATGTCATTACATATACAGGCTGGCGATAATAAATCAGAGGAGTAGCCATGTTTGCATCAGCTAAAGATATTAGGCGAGATATTGCAAATCTACTTAAACCGCCTCGCCGAATGAAAGTATCGGAAGCCGTAGCGGAATATATGCGCGTGCCTGTTGGTGGTGGTAACTCAGTTAAATGGGATAAAGATACTGCTGCATATATGCTAGAGCCAATGGATTGCCTAAACTCTCGTGAGTATGATGCAGTAATTTTTGTTGGGCCGGCTCGTACTGGTAAAACAATCGGATTGATTGATGGCTGGATTACTTATGCGATTATTTGCGATCCATCAGATTTCCTCTTGGTGCAACTTACACAAGAGAAAGCCAGTGAGCATAGTCGTAAACGTTTAGACCGCACTTTTAGATGCTCGCCTGAGATTGCAAAAAGATTAAGCCCGCGTAAAAACGATAACAATGTCCACGATAAATATTTTAGGGCAGGTAATCTATTAAAGATTGGTTGGCCGTCAATTAACGTATTGTCATCATCCGATTACAAATACGTTGCGTTAACAGATTACGACCGATGGCCCGATGATGTGGATGGTGAGGGTGACGGATTTAGTTTAGCGTCCAAGCGAACGACTACATTTATGAGTGCTGGTATGACACTTGTAGAGAGTTCGCCAGGTAAAGATATTGTTGATATAAAACATCATCCCAAAACGACTCACGAGGCACCGCCAACAACAGGTATTTTGTCACTATATAACCGTGGCGATAGACGCAGATTCTATTGGCAATGTCCTCATTGCTTAGAGTGGTTTGAGCCATCAATGGCAAATATGGTCGGCTATCGAGATGATACTGATTATGTTAAGGCGAGCGAAAAAGCTCGATTACAATGCCCTCATTGCCAATCTCTCGTAGATCCTGACAAGAAACGCGCATTAAACATCGGTGGCAAGTGGTTAAAAGAGGGGCAAACGATAGATAAAGATGGTGTAATCCATGGCGAGGGCAGAAACTCACGTATTGCATCATTTTGGCTAGAAGGCCCTGCAGCCGCTTATCAAACATGGGCGCAATTAACTTATAAATTACTTACTGCTGAGCACGAATTTGAAATGACTGGCAGTGAGGAAACCTTAAAAGCGGTAACAAATACAGACTGGGGGTTGCCTTATTTACCACGCTCTGCACTTGAGCAACGCCGAAGTGATGAGCTGATGGAGCGGCGCGAAGAAACCGAAAAAAGAACGGTACCTTATGGGTGCCGTTTTTTATTGGCTGCAGTTGATGTACAGGGTGGGCGGAATCGCCGTTTTGCCGTCCAAATTGTGGGATATGGCGAAAACAGCGAACGGTGGCTCATTGATAGATACAACATTAAATCATCAATGCGGAGCAATTCAGAAGGGGAAAGCCTCCCCATTGATCCGTCCGCCTACCCTGAGGACTGGGATTTACTCATTAGTGATGTACTCAATAAGCAATATCGTATTGAGGGATTAGACGGCGGATTCATGCCAATCCTTGCAATGGCGGTGGATAGTGGCGGTGAGAACGGTGTAACAGATAACGCCTATAAGTTTTGGCGCAGATGTAAGCGTGATGGCATATCAAAACGAGTGTATCTCGTCAAAGGTGATAGCACCAAGCGCCAAAAACTGATTTCTCGCACTTATCCTGATAACACTTCAAGGTCAGATCGCCATGCTCAAGCTCGCGGAGATGTGCCGCTATACCTACTCCAAACAGACCAACTCAAAGATCGCATTAGTAATGCACTGAGTCGAGAGACTGTTGGTGCCAATTACATTCATTTCCCATCATGGTTAGGCGAATGGTTTTTTGATGAGCTGACCTATGAGGAGCGCGGACAAGACGGTAAGTGGCGAAAACCAGGTAAAGGCAACAATGAGGCATTTGACTTATTTTGCTATACCCATGCGATCGCTATTTTGCGTGGTTATGAGCGTATTAAGTGGGGCGATGAGGACAATGTCCCATACTGGGCGAAATTGCCAAGCGTAAACCCTAACGTGATCCGTAGAGAATCATCCGCACCAGAAGAAGAAACTGAAAGTGCGGTAGAAATTGAACAAGTAAAACCGCAACCGAAACCCAAAACAAAAAGTAATTGGCTAAACGGTGGCGGAAATAAGAAAAAAGGTGGGTGGTTGTGATTTACGATAAAGACGAGCTTGAAGAAAAAATCCGAGCCCTTGACGAGAAGATTGAAAACGCCCAAAGCCAAGTTAGCTTTAATGGGCGATCGGTATCTTACCAAGTGTCCGAATGGACAAAACAACGTGACCGTTATCAACAAATGCTTAATGAGTTATTAACGGAAACAAGACAGCGCGTTAAACGCCACAGAATCAAATATGCGAGATTTTAAACAATGGGAATATTAGATAAAACAATTGCCGCAATCTCGCCTAAATGGGGTGCACAGCGAGCAAAAAGCCGATATGTGATGAATGCATACGAGGCAGCAATGCCAAGCCGTACACATAAGGCAAAACGCGAAAGCCAAGGTGCGAACGTATCGACCAAACAAAGTGCGGTCAGCTTGCGAGAACAGGCTCGTGCCTTAGACCAAAATCACGATATTGTGATCGGTATTTTGGACAAGATGGAAGAGCGTGTGATTGGCTCTAGAGGAATCCATATTGAACCACAACCGCTAAATTTAAGTGGTGATGTTGATGAGGAGCTAGCAGAGCAAATTCGCAAGAAATGGGCGGAATGGTCTGTGCGACCGGAAGTTACCGGGCAATTTACCCGCCCGGAACTTGAGCGGATGTTGTTGCGAACATGGCTCCGTGATGGTGAGGTATTTATCCAACTCGTGCGCGGATCTGTGGCGGGGCTGAATCATAGCACGGGCATTGCATTTAGCCTTGAGGCGTTAGAGCCTGATTTTGTGCCGATGAATACCCTTGATACAGCTAATGTAATCCAAGGCATAGAGATTAATGCTTGGCGCCGTCCTGTGTCTTACCGTGTTTACATGGATAACCCACAAGAAAACAACCGCACTTACGGGCGAGTTAAATCAGTGTCGGCAGAAAATATGTTGCACCTTGCGTTTAAAAAACGCTTGCACCAATTACGTGGCGTATCGATGTTGCATGGTGTAATTGTCCGTCTTGCCGACCTCAAAGATTATGAGGAGAGCGAGCGTGTTGCTGCACGAATTGCCGCCGCCTTTACTATGTACATCAAAAAAGGTGATGCCGCACTCTACGGAGATAATGAGGATTACAGTGCAGACAGTCCGGAGCGAGATTTTGAGATTGCTCCCGGTGCAATCATTGATGATTTAAAACCTGGTGAGGACATCGGGTTAATCAACTCAAACCGACCAAACGTTAACCTTGAAACCTTTAGAAACGGACAATTAAGAGCAACGGCGGCTGGTACTCGCTCCAGTTACTCTAGCATTGCCCGTGACTATAACGGCACTTACTCAAGCCAGCGCCAAGAATTGGTGGAGAGCTTTGAGGGTTACTCCGTTTTACAAGATACCTTTGTTGCCCATATCTCCCGCCCGATTTACCGAGAATGGCTAAAAATGGCGATTGTTAGCGGTGAAATTGAGGTGCCAGTCGATATTGATCCAGCATCACTTTATAACGCTGTTTACAGTGGCCCAGTGATGCCATGGATTGATCCAACCAAAGAGGCGCAAGCCTGGAAAGAGCGCATCAAAGGTGGATTGGCAACCGAAAGCCAAGCAGTACGAGCAAGCGGCAGCAACCCAGCAGAAGTTAAACGCAGACGTAGAGTTGAGGTCGAGGAAAACCGCAAATTTGGTCTCAAGTTTGATACGGATTTAACTAACACAGGTACGACAAATGAAAAAGCAAAAAATGATTCTGTCGCCGATGGCGATGGCAACGTGCGCGACAAAGACGAATAACCAGTCTTGGTACTCAATCAAAGCCAAAGCCAACGACACGGCAGAAATCTCAATTTACGATGAGATCGGATTTTGGGGCGTATCTGCTGCGAGCTTTGCGCAGGACTTAAAAGACTGCGGAAACAACATTAAGCAGATTAACCTACACATCCACTCACCAGGTGGTGATGTTTTTGATGGGATCGCGATTTACAACTTACTGAAAAATCATCCAGCCAATGTGACAGTTTACATTGACGGATTAGCAGCAAGCATGGCGAGCGTTATTGCAATGGCAGGGAATGAAGTAATCATGCCAGAAAATGCAATGATGATGATCCATAAGCCTTGGGGTATCCAAGGTGGTGATGCAGAAGATATGCGCAAGTATGCTGACCTATTAGACAAGGTCGAAAATACGCTAATCCCAGCCTATGCAAACAAAACAGGAAAAACACCTGAAGAATTAGCAGAAATGCTATCAGCAGAAACTTGGCTCAACGGAAAAGAATGCGTTGAACAAGGATTTGCAGACAAACTAGCCGAACCACTTGTGGCGATGGCATCTATTAAATCAAGAAAATTAGAGGACTTTGAAAAAATGCCTAATGAAATTAAAAATATGTTGTTTAAGCCACAAGGCAACGCTGGCGTAGCCGCACCACAAGCAACATCAACCCCTGCACAACCAACACCAACCGAACCGGTAAATCAAGCGCCAACAGCTCCGGTAGATAACACTGCACAAGTGCAAGCCGAATTAAATAAACGCAACGCTGACATTAAAGCGGTATTTGCACCGTTTGGTACTACGCACAATGATTTGTTAGTGGAGTGTTTAGGTGATTTATCAATTACCGCAGATCAAGCCAAAGACAAATTATTAGCAAAACTTGGTGCAGGTACAACCCCAAGTGCAACTGCAACGCCTTATGCAGGTAACGGCAACATCGTTGGCGATAGCGTGAAACAATCTTTGTTAGCTCGTGCAGGCATCGACAAAGATAAAGCAGACGCTAAAGATAATGCCTACAACGCAATGACCTTGCGTGAGCTTGCTCGTGCGTCATTGGTCGGTCGTGGTATTAGCGTTGCAGGTCAAAATGCAATGGGCATG